CATCCCGCGCAGCCTCTGTTACGTTCAAGTAGGTCGGCCTAAGTCCCTGCGAAATCAAGACCGCAGAGATAGCCAACCCCAAGAAGCACAAAGACTCCACGGGGAAGGTGCAGGCAGAACCCATCGTGCTGAACTTCTTCAGCACACAAAACAGGGGCGACTTCTTGTCGATCCTCTGATATACGATGGGGGTACGACTGGCGTTAAGTGCGCGCAACAGCGGAGGATTCCGCCGAAACGCACGCTCAACGAAACGACAAGTGACACGGTCGGAGGCAGAAGACAGGTCTACTGTCCAATGACCCCCATCCATGCTCGCTTTTCGTGCGGCCGCCTGGTTGTAACTTTGGTTGTTCAGTTTAATGGACAGACCAAGCCAGGTAGCACCGATGCGAGTGCCAAAGTAGTCCAGCAGAATTTGCTGGCACCACTGATTCGATGTAGGTTCACAGGCAATCAGCCTAGGTCCTTTCATCGTTTTGGGCACGCACACAAGACGGGAAGGCGCATCCGAATCTTCGGGTACGTCACCATCCTGCAGAGCATCGCTCCAATCGCCGTAGTTGGAGAATCCATAGTCGGCGACCGGAAACACGTTTTCCAGTCTCTCGGACCAGGTCGGGAAGTCAAACTTGAATTCCTTACCCAACGTAAGATCCGAAACTGCACCAGGACCATGGCGCGGCTTCCACTCACTTGGCACAAAGTCACCAAGAGTGGTTGCGATGTGGTCGAACACTTGTTGAACACACCACAAGTCTGAGTCCCCGACATATGCAACTTCGTCGCGTATGAGAGGGAGAGGGCGGTTCCCATAGGACATCATGTCCAAAGAGGTTCCGTCCTCGAGATCCACCTGACCCCATGAAAGGGTCGGCGGTGGAAGTTTCTCCTCAAGTGCGTAAAACTCAGCCACAGTCTTCATCGTGGCAGAGTCTGGGCACTCGAGCTTCAGCTTCTTGGCTATATAGTATAGCTGTCGGAGCGTGGCTATCGAGTGAACGCACGGCTCGGGCCGCAAGGTCCCATCTTCGCCAAACACGCGTATCATCAACCCCTGGAATAGTCTAGGGATCGGTGAATGGCCGCTCATACCCTTACTTAGGGGCAGAGACGGTTTTTCGTACGCACCCTTGTCGAGCGCTAAGTCAAAGTGCTTACCAAGGGCTGGCAGGTCGATTGTAAAAGTCGGCACGCCACGTGTTTCGGCTAAACGAGAGAGCCGGGTGAGATCCCGATCCATCCCGTCTACAGGCTTCTGGGTATGTGCGACGTGGTCAAGGTAGACCGCATCGCATGCGCCTAGAATGTATGACACGAGATCTTGGCTTCTAGTCATTCTTGCCTCCTTAGGTAGGGGTGACACCAAGGTCAGATGAGCGCTGACAATCAAAGCACGAGCAAGCTACGGTAGTGGAGGCCAACCCCACAGAAAATGGGATATAGCCAGCAACACCGCTGCCACAATGTACAACCAAGGCTTAGAATAAGCACAAGTTGCACACTGCTTGGCGAATCCTTGATTAGGATTCCCAGGCATAAAGCTTGTCCAGGATCGTATCGGTGAGGTAGTAAGACATTGCCTCGCCGAGGTTGGTAACATCGACCAGAGTGTCGTCCGGACGATTTCGAATAGTAAACGAAATCTCCCGATACTTCTCGGTCGTCGTCGGTGTAGCGAACACCATTTGAGTAATTGTCACATTGTGACGCTCAATGGGGTATAGCTCGCCTTTCTTCGCCGACTCCTTCTGATGGCGTACTTTGACACGGATCTCATCAGTAGAGACCCGGTTTACGTACTCAGCAGAATACGCGTCCTGATTGATCTTGTTGCAAACCCGAGCGGTTCCACCGGAGCCGTCCAGGGTCACAGTCAGCGTGTCACCTAACATCGTGCATTATCTCCTGTAATTCCTCTTATATCGGTCGAGGTCAGTTTTTACGGCCCAGATCGACGAGAGGATGGCTAGTTGCCTTCCAGAAAGGAAAGGCATGCTGGCAGTGAGCGATGTGCCGGAGACGACAAATCTTTCTTTCGTCTCCCATAATCCGACGCGAGTGGCGTATGACACCCAAGAGGGTGCAGACGTCACCGAGATCGTCTCCTTGCTGGTAGTGTGGGTCATCACATTGACAACCCCACCGAAAACAGTCGCGACTGAATTGTCCGCCGCCACGAGAAAATCTCCCGTGTTGGTGAACCAGTCGACCAGCCAAGACCAGGGTAAGCCCTCCCAGACATTGGAGAGGGTCTGCCCACGAGACAAACTGAGGACTCTCTGCCAAGCAAGCTTGGTCAGAGCAGAGTCATCACGAAGGATGAACTCTGGCAAGGTAGGTACCCAGCGTAGGACGGCCCATGATTCTCGCGAGTTATCCTGCGAGATGGTCGCCTTTACTATTGCTGGTGTGCTGCATATCACCACATCTTTTTGGGCGGATGCAGACACGTCCCTACCATAGTAGTACCTCCGTCGTATTCCACCATTCCTCAGAAGTTTGCGCAACTCTTCTTTTCGCTTCTCAACAATTGAAGCGAAGTTGCACATCTTCCTGAGGTCGGACAGCAAGGGTTTCCACCCAAACTCCCACGACAGGTAACCTTTACCTGCCGTGCCGAGCAAAGTGCGTCCTGCAGTCCGAAACAAGTCAGGTAGTTCCCGCAGCTCCCATAGGAACACGGGTACTTGGACATGGGCACGGCCAGGATTCGTCTTGGCGCGAGCTTTCGTCCCAATCGTACTCGGATTGTGACTTGGCAATCCCGATGGATACGGTACGGCATAGGCACACGGAAAGTTCGAGAAGGACTTCTCCGCGGACCCAGCCAATCCGTTAGTACCGTTGAGGATTGCATAACGATAGTCACTATGGCGAATGTCGAGACCGTTCGGATTCGGAAAGTTACCGACCGTGTCCTTACAAAAGTCCACATCTAGTGGGCTAAAGGACGTTGGGAAGGTACCTCCTAGAAATTTATAGGAGCCGGAGACCGAACCGCCTGACACCGTTCTAGATCTTATCGTTACCATAGGTGCGCTCACTACGGAACAGG